GAACTACTTTTAGCGGTTACGATTTAGGGATGTTAAACACTGGTACTTACTTTCATACAGATGGAGCGGTATCAGGAAACAATACAACAGTTGTTCAATTAACAAACGCTGACCAGTACAACCTTTATACAGCAGTATTAGATAGAAGTACTTTAGGATTTGATGCTAATACATTATTTCCTATTACAGATATTACAATGACTGGTAGAGCTGATGTATCAGAGCAAAAAATCTATTTCAAAGCTAATTTCTCAATGAATGAAGCAAGTCAATTAGGCGGAATTGCAATCGCTAACTTAAGATTTACTATAAATGGTGTTGCAGATACGATTGTAGCTTTATCTTTGACTTACGAACCAAGTACTAAGGAGTGGGAATTTGAACCTACTACGGCGTTTATTATTAGTGATGCATTAACGGTTACTTTGTACGACTCAGTTAATTCTGTAGCGGTTGCAAAAATCGGAACTAAATATTACGAAGGTGGAACTGGAACGATTACGCCTACAGCTTAATTAGAATGATTATAAATTAAAAGCCTTTCGTAATTGGAAGGCTTTTTTGTTTGTGTTAAATTTATGTTAAAATTATAAATATGTTTGCGTATTTAAATTATCGTCGTATATTTGTACTCAGATAACAACAAAGTTATTATTAAAACCAAATATTATGAAAAATTTAAAACTATCACAAGAAACAAAAGAAATTTTAGAAGGAGCTTTTTATTTTATTATAGCTTTTACTGTTTCGTTATTAATAGCATCAACTTTATTTAATAAATAAGTTAATGAAACTAAACATAATAACATCACAAGTCAAAATCGGTAAATCAAAAGAAAATATCGATTATATTTTTCACGAAAGGGATTTTATCAGAATTGAAGGAAACGTTTTACTAATCAAAGATGAGCATCGAACTTTAAAAATCGATGAAGAAAGTAAAAGACAAATAATTTTTCAAATGAATTTAGAATAATGGGACAAACTTTAAAACCAAACCGCTCCGATAATAGGGGCGGTTCTGCTAATTGTGGACGTAAGAAATTAGGTAATATTCTTTATCAAAGGCGTTTTTCTCCAGAACTTGTTGAAAAAATGGATATTTTTTTAAATAATTTAAAACAAAAAGAAATGAAATCTAACATTAAACAATTAATTATTATTTTGCAAGAAGAAATGAAATTTACTAATAATGATAATTCTAAAGAAGACATATTTTATCAAAAAGGCCTAAAATTTGCTTTTGAAAAAGCTATTGAATTAGATAATAAACAAAAAGTAAAAGATTGTGAAAATTGCAATTACGAAACGATACAAGAAATTAAATTCAAAGTATTTGAGTGCGATATTTGTAAAAATTCAAATTAAAGTATTATCTTTACTTATAGAGAAAGCCGAAAATCTAAAGAGTAGGCAAAATATAAATATATATACAATTATGTACACATTAACAGAGGTTTCAAAAAACATTACCTTTCATCAAAAATTAGGAGATAGATTTTCCGTTATTGATAGAGAAAGTTCACTAGATGAGTTTGTAAGAGCTTACAATGCTACTAATAAATACAAATTATTAGAAAATGAAGATATTAATGAAAATATTTATTCATTAATAATAACAGAAGGCGGTACGGATGTTATTAAATTAGACAAAAATAATAATTATTACGTTGTTACTGAAAATGGTAAAACTTTTAAAAATTTAACTTTTAAGTAATTATGAATTATTTTGTTAAATTTAAAGAAAATTATAAAATACCAAACGTTAGTATTTTAGATATTAAAAAAATAGACTACATAAATAATGAATTAATTATAAAAATAAAGTTTGATAATCTTATTTCTTTAGGTAGATTTTTAAAAGATAATAGGACTAATAAAAAATAATTCACTATATTTGCGTATCACGAATGAGAACACCCTATTTATTTAGAGGTGTTCTTTTTAATTTATACTAATATGGAAATATTCGGAAAACATATATTTGGGAATGATGCAAACGAATTTAGAGCATTACCAGTTATAAAGCAATATGAATGGATTAAGAAATACACCAAACAAAAAGATGAAGATTTGATAAATGAATTTCTTTCAAACATTCCAGAAAATAACGATAAAAATTGTATTGATTGTGGGAACAATAAGCGCGAAGGAATATCAGAAAAGGTTAATGTCAGTAATGAAAATAACGACATTGAGGGAGTTAGTAGCGGAGTTAGTACTAAAAGACGAAAGTACAATAAAAAACCTAAAAGAACAGGACTTTAAAGAAGGCGATATCTTTGGAACTGGAGAAACTGCAACTTATAGAAGTAGAAACTATTCTATTTTTAAAAGCCGTTTAAATCCGTCAGCTGGTGGTAAAGTCGATTTAATAGTAACTGGTGATTTTGTCAATGCTATGTACTTATTAAAGCCTAAACAAGGGCGGTATATGTTTGGTAATACAGACAAAAAACGAAATATATTAAAAGAAATGTATGGCGACAATATTTTCGGATTAAATCAAAAAGTATTTGAAAAATATCAAAAGGAAATATTAGCACCGAGATTAAGAACGTCAATTAAAAAGTATGCCAAAATTTCATAATTTAGAAACCATTCCAGCGAAAGTTTTTTTTAAGATTTTAGAAACTAAAAACTATCAATTACTAAAACCTAAACCAAGTGAATCTGATTTAGAAAAAGTATTTATTTCTATTTATGACGAATTTTTTATTAAATCAGATAATCCTGAGAGCAAAGAATATTTACAAGTAACAACGGAAATTGCTCAATTAGATTATAAAATTAAGTCATTAAAACAAGCGTTACATTTTTATTTATATACTCAAACGACAAAAGAAATGAGAATGGAATTTATAGAATCGGTTCAAGTTGGTTATGGTATTACAATTGACCCAAACGCAAACTTTATTGACGAAGTTCAAAGAGTACTAACGCAAGAAATTGGATATTTAGAAAACGATTTAACTTTTGCAACTAATCGTTATTCGGAAATGATAAAAGTAAGTTCTAAAAAGGCATTTGATTACGAAGAGAATATTGTTAATTTGGAAAACGTTTTAACAAGAAATATTAACGATGGCATTATGTTAGATAAATATATAGCTTATTCAAAAAGCGCAAAGAGAATAGTTGAACAACAAAAAAGTAAAAAATAATGAGTGATTTCTTAGACGTATTAAGTCCAAGCGCATTAGCCAACTTACAAAAAGCCAATACCGAGTTAACAACAATGATACGTAATGTTGCTACGTTAACTGGCTCAATGAATGGTTTAACTATTCCGAGTAATAATGATGCAGAAGTAAGGCGTTTGAACGCTGATTTATTAGCTCAACAACAAATCATAAAAGATTTACAAAAACAAATTACATCTTTAGCGAACGCAAGGCAACAAAATAATACTCGTACATCAGAGGAAATTGTTAACCAAAGAACTTTAGCGCAAAATGCAGATAGACAAACACGCGCTACAAGTGCTTTAGTTGGTGCTTATGCAAATCTTAACGCTCAACATCAAATAGCCTCTACAAGGTTGCAAAACTTAATTGTAAGAGGTAGACAAGCTACGCAAACACAAAGCCAATACAATAGAGAGTTAAGAACTGCTCAACGTGATTTTGACGTATTAAATAGACGTGTTTTAAGTGCTGACCAAGCAGTAGGGCGTTTCAATAGAAATGTTGGTAACTATCCACGTCAGGCGGTTATGGGTATTAAAGACCTTATAGGTGCTTTTGGTGTTGCTGGTGGTGTAACATTATTTGCAACTGTTGTAAAAGATATATTTCAAACCACAAAAGAATTACAATCTTTAGATAATGCGTTAAAGCAAGTTACTGACACTCAGGAAAACTTTATTGAGCAACAACAATTTTTGACTAGAATTTCTGAGGCTTATGGTGCTGAAATTCAAGGATTGACAAAACAATTTACTCAGTTTTATGTAAGTGCAAAAGATAAAATTAGCGGTGCAGAAATACAAGCTATTTTTGAAAGCATTACTAAGGCTGGTGCTTCAATGGGTTTATCTGTTGAATCGCAAGAAAGAGCGTTTTTAGCATTAAATCAAATGATGTCTAAAGGTACTATTCAAGCTGAGGAATTAAGAGGACAATTAGGCGAGGCTTTACCAGGTGCTTTTGGGATTATGGCGAAAGCAATGGGTGTTACTGAAAAGCAACTCGGGCAAATGATGAAAGATGGTAAAGTACTTGCAGATGAAGTATTACCAAAATTTGCAAAACAACTCGAGATTACTTATGGAATTGAAAACGTTACAAGAATTGATACTTTAGCGGCTTCAACAAACAGATTCACTAATACTTGGACTGAGTTCGTTAGAAACCTAAATGATAGTCCTACAAGTGGTATTGGAAACTTTTTTAATGTTATTGTAACTGGAGCAACTTGGGCGTTAGGTAAATTGACTAACTTAATGTCGACTTTGGATGAGTTGAGAGGTAGAGCAGTAAAACAAGGAACAATATCAGGGACAACTTCTTTTAATGAGCAATTTAAAGTAGATTTCAAGCCGTTAAGTGATGAAGAGAAAAATAAAATACAAGATAGAGTATCGGAAATTAACAAGGAAATATTAACGGCTACTAATCAAGAACAAGCTAAATTAAGAGGCGAACAACAGAATTTATTATCTCAACTTTATAGTGCTGACCCAAAGAAAATTAAGTCAACAATTGCTAAGGTGGCGTCAGATACATATAGAGAATATGCAATTGAGTATAATGCATTAGCTAAAAAAACAAGTGAGTTAGCAGCTAAGGCTGGACTTAAAGGTGATGATTTGAACTTTTTTATTGATAGAGGTGTTGACCCAGCAAGAAAAACAGAATTAAAAGAGTTGATGGCTAAGGAGTTGGAAGTTTATCGTTTAGCTACCAAAAACGATGATACAACTATTAAAAAGAAAACTAAAATAGTCGAGTTAACTAAAGCTCAATTAGCAGAGTTAGAGCGTTTAAAAAGATTAGAAGAGGAGCGTTTAAAAAATGTTTATGAAAGAGAATTATCAGATTTAGAACGTAAAAAGGATATATCACAAGCTAATTTTGAAGATGAGAAACAATATGCTGAAAAAAGAATACAATTGTCTGAGGACGTTGCATTATACGAAAATTTAATTGCTTTACGTAGATTTCAAGAAAACTTAAGACTGCATAAAGACAGCTTAGATTTGCAAAAAATAGATGCTAATAATTATCAAACTGAGCAAGAAAATATAGTTAAAAGAAGTGAAGAGCGCATTTTAAAAATTAGAAAAGATAACTTTGATGCATTTACGGAATACAGACAAAAATACGGTAAACCAGCAGATGAGGAAACATTCGGAACTGGTGTTACATTTTTACCTACTGAGCAATTAGATGCTTTAATTGATGGTTATGAAAAACTTAACGAAGAAAAAAAGAAATCAAAAAAGCTAACAGAAGATGAAAAGAAAGCGGTTGAAGATTACATAGCTACGTTTAAAGAAAGCTTTATGAATGAGGCTGGTTTCCCTACTTTATTTAAGGTTTTAAACGATGAGATAGCTGGTTTTGGGGATAATTGGAGAACTACATTTTTAGCGATTGGAGAAATAGCAAAAGAGGCTTTTGAATTTATTTCTGAGGCATCAAATGCTAATTTTGAAAACGAATATAGTAATTTAGAAAAACAAAAAAACGTAGCTTTATTATTCGCTGGTGATAGTGCAAGTGCAAGAGAGGAAATCGAGCGTCAGTATGAAGAGCGTCAAAGAGCAATTAGACGTAGAGAATTTCAAGCACAAAAAGCAACGGCATTATTTAATATTGCAATAAATACAGCGCAAGGTATTGTTAGTGCATTAGCAACTAACCCTCCAAACGTTCCGCTATCGATAGCAATCGGAGCAATAGGAGCAATTCAAGCTGGAGTTGTTGCAAGTCGTCAAATTCCTGAGTTTTGGAAGGGTACAGATAACGCTCCTGAGGGTTTTGCATTAACGCAAGAAAGAGGGCGTGAGATTATTACAGATAAATACGGAAATATTAAAAGCACTGGTAGTGATAAAGGCGCACAATTAACCTATTTGAACAAAGGAGACAAAGTATTAAACAACGATAAAACAATGGATTTCTTAATGTTTAATTCAGATTTGAATAATATATTAAGCAATAACGGAATAGGTTCACCAATTGTAAACGTTCAAGGCAACACAACCGATTTAACACCAGTTGTAAATGCTATTAATAATAAACCTACTACCAATATAAACATAAATAAAGGTGGATTGGATGTTTATGTTAAAAATGGTCACACATCAAAAGTAATAACTAATCGTAGAACTTCTTTTCAAGGGTTCGGAGTATAATAATTATGTTTAGACACTATTTAAAATTTATTTCATTAGGTAATGACAACCTTTATCAAATCGCTGAGCCTATTGGTTTTGATGGTGCTACTTTTGTTTTAGAGCAAGAGGCGAAAAGATACGGTAGGGATTATCAATTTGGAGCGATTAGTAAACTTGAATTTGTAAATGCTTATTCCTTAGAAGTAGTAGAACCTTTTGCAATTAATCCGCAAGGCGACACATCAAATCGCTTAGAATATGGTTTGCAATGGCTTTTATACATTAATAAAAAGTTTGGATTTGAAGCTAAGGTAGAATATATTTTAGAGAAAGATGGTGTATTTTTTAGTAATGGAATGTTAGACTTTACCGAAAAAGGTTTAACCGATGGATATACTTATTTTAATTGTAAGCTAATACAAAATCAAATCGTTGCTGATGTTAAGCGTAGAATGGATGATAAGTTTAATGCTTTTTCAGATAAAAACGCAAAAGAACAAGCTATAACACCTATTCAAACATTTAACTATTTAAAACGTGCTACGCCAACAATAAGCGTGAGTAGATTTAAAGGTAATGGAACGCCTGAGATAGCTATTAGCCAATTAACGGCTAGTTTTATTGGACAAGTACATTTAGGTGCAAATAATTCAAACGCTATTGAAGAATCAGGAATAAGAAACACTTTGTCTTTTTTAAGTCCAGCATTCGCAACCCAAGACACGGCAGTAGATAGTAATGGGATATCTCGAAGAATACCAAATGACAGCGGAAGTTTTCAGTTTCTCCAAGCGGTTAATGATTTATCCGATGTTGAATTTAATCTTACTGAAATTGTAGCAACGGCAACGGCTGGTTATACTAATTTCGGAAGCACTAATGTTGTAACGGCTAGCGGTTACGCTAAATTGGTTTTATTAGTTGGTGGTTTTGATTTGCAAACAGAAGGATTTGATTATTACGAATTACACGCTTTTAATTATGGCAATTTAAGTCAGTTTAATAATGTAGGTCAAAATTTCCCAAGTGAAATAACATTAACAATTCCTTTTATAGACAGAGGTAAAAGAGTTTATATTTATTTTGTAAACGACCTTGATACAACTTTTAATAATGATGATAATCCTGCAGTTTCTTTTGTTAGAACAAATGTTACGGGAATGAAAATTAAAATCAAAGCCGTTTCTACTGCAATTGACCAAGTTATAAAAGCAACTAGATGGATAGATTTAATAAAGCAATCGACTAAATTTACAAGTGATTTACCCGTTGATGCAAGTTTGTTTGATATTAACGGAACGCATTATAAAAACGTGGTGTTTAATCGTAGAATGGTTTCGCAAAGAACGGATTACTTTTATGCAACACCTAAAGACGTTTTAGGAAGTATTACAGAGGTTAATTGTGATTATGAAATAAGCGACACGGAATTATTTATCGGACATCAAAATGATTTTTACGTAAACCAAGAAATAGCAGTATTGCAGATATTACCTGATGTTGATGCTACGCAAGAATATAACGATGTGAATATGATTAATAAATTTCGTTATTCATATAAGACATTTGAGCAAGACAGAACAACGCAAGGAACTGACCAATCATTTCATACTGATACGGAATGGCGTTTTTTAAACGAGCAAGTAGAAAACTTTAAAGAGATAAAGAATGACTTTGTGCGTGACCCAATAGCCACGCAACAAATGATAGATTTGGAAATTACAGAACCAACAACATCAACAGACCAAGACGATAAAGTTTACATTGAGAATTACACAGAATTAGCTCCTAATTCATTCGGTACTTTTGGCAGTAGATTATTAATGAGAGTTAACGATGGAAAACTTGAAATATTAAATCGAGATAGTGATGGCGAGGCGAGTGGAATTGATACTGTTATTAATTGGACAACTATCGGTGTTGATGTAGGCAGTAACTTTGAAATTATTGATGGCGAAAATATCGGAAATTATACCGTTTTCGCTTTGACTAATACATTAATTACTTTAACACCGATTGCATTTACACCAACTTTTGAAGGCGATGGATTTATAAGAGTGAAGTATTTTTATACTGATGTAGCTTTTCAAACTAGAACAAATCAAGGTTTTACTTTGATTGAAGGATTAAATAATGCAAATAAAATGCCAAATTTAGCCTATTCAATTAAACGTAATATGAAATACTTTTATAATTATTTCGCTACTTGTTTGATGTACGCTAAAAAGGATATTATAAACGCTTATTTTAAAAGTAATGGCTTATTAACAACTCAATTAACAACAGAAACCGAATCATTAACAGAAAATGCGCCGATATTATATAGCGATTTACCGACGCCTTTAGTAAACGCAACTATTCATAATCTTAATTTATACGCTACTTTTGAGGATATAAACAACTATTTAGAAGCGTATAAGACAACAAAAGGATTTATTAGATGTTATGATTACAACGGCAAAGTTATTCGTTTATACGCTAAGAAATTAGAACATACTTGGATTAGTAACGAACTTGAATTAAATGGAGAAGAGCAATATAGTACGGAATTTTTGACTATTGACGGCACTTTAGGAAACTTATTTGTTAACGATGCACCTTATAACTTAAGTGGTATTGAAGATTGGTGGAAGTTTGAAAATGATTTTATACAACTTTTTGACGAAAAAAGTCGTCCTTTATCAACAAAATATGCATTTAATTTTGTAGTTTTGAACGGCGTTACTTATAATACAAAAAATGAATTAATTAACGCTTTAATGTTACTCAATGAATAGAGATTTTTCATTTATAAAATTATATACTGATTTTGCATTAGCGAAACGGAACGACAACCCTCCTATTTCAAAGTTAAATTATCAAGGATTTATTCAACAAAGAACAGATGAAACATTTTTACAGACTTCTAATAGTGATGTGGATATTGTTTTTGTAGGGGGATATTTAGCTGAGTTAATTGATAATTGTGGGATTGTAAAAAAAGATATAACTAATAATTTCTATTTTTATGGTTTTGAAGATGCAAACGGCGTTAAGCAAATATCGTTTGAGTTCGGAATGGTTAACCAAGATTTTTGGAGTAAACCTTTGCATCTTAAATTAACCGATTTAGTAAACGGAAATATTTACTATTCAAATTCATTCTTAATAACGAATTACAATAGTGATATTTCTACAAGGTTTGATTATTGGAATATTTTAGATGAGTATAAAAAAAGTATTCGTTTAGTTAATTGCTTTGACCAAACACCACAAAATGAACTTAGTTCGAAACAATATACAACATCGGTAGGAACTCGAGTTAATTACAGACAAATAACTACTTATTTACGTAAGTATGTTATTGACAGTTTAGATTATTTCATTAACGATAGACTGCCTATTTTAATCAATTCAGATAATGTTTATTTGAATGGTATTGGAGCGGTTGTGTCAGATTTAAAAACTGATGAACGCATTTCAGATAGCAATTTATTAAAAGCGGAATTTATAGTTAATCCACAAAACTCTACTTATAATTGGGAGTTTCAAATTTATGAAGGTTTAGAAGTAATTGAACGCTCACCAGCGCATCAAAGTATATTTTCAGGTTTTGACGTAATTTGCTACATTGCATTTAATAAAAATATATCTTTGTTAAGCGGAACAATTAAGTTATACAAAGACAATGTTTTTGTAGCTGATGGAACGCCTTTTGTAGCTGGTAGCTTTTTAAATATTGATTTTGATTATACCTTTACAAATGGAAATTACTCTATAACAGTTCCAAGTGGATATATTTATAATGGTACTGAGTTTTTTGGTGGATACGGAATTAATGAATGGACTTTTACTATTGCGGATGGGGAGTTTGATGATACAGAATTTGACAATGCAGAATATTTAACAACATAACAAATGGCAACAAAAAGCGGATTAACAACGGCAATAAGTACGGCTTTAAGTGTAGTAATTACTAAGGTTAAATTATTAGCGTCTTTAGATAACTTAGTAAATGCAGTATATCCGTCTATCATAACGGAATCATATACCAATTTAGCTACAACTAATACTAATACAACCGAAATAGGCACAACGCACTATTATACTACTTATTGGATTAAGCAAGGGCGTAAGGTTTCAGTATTTGGAACGATTACAAATAAGACAGGTAGCTCAACATCAAACGAGGATTATATTACTATTAATGTTGGGGAATTTACACCACAAGCGGTAATAAATGAGTTTATAGCACATTCAACAAGCGATAATAGAAATGTTCGTTGCAGAGTAACTGGCAATGTAATTCAAGTTAGAAGCGCATTAGCAAACAATGAATCAATTTCTTTTCAATTTAACTACTTTTCAAAAGACTAAGATATGGCAACATTAATAAAATCAGAAATATATCAGAATAACTTTTCTGAAAACCTAATAAGTAACAAATCATTATTTATTGATGCACCTTCAATTTCTTATTCGGGTGATGGTTCGCTTACTATTGTAGATGGTAATGCATACGCACAAAACTCAAAAAGCGCATATTTATTTACTACTTACGATTCAGGGACTGGATTAGATGAAACATTTAGTTTTGGAACTGCTTTAGATTGTGTAACTGAAAAAGCTGGTACTTATATTTTTAGTTTTCAGATTTTAAATGTAGATGGTAGTTTTGACACTGACCAAATAAGTAGTATTGGTGTTGATGTTTTTGTAGATGGAAATCCTGAGTTTAGTTTTTCTAATGAATTTGATTTTAATGAATTTTTAAATGGAGAATTTTTAGGCTTTAATTGTTCTTTTGATGTAATAGAAAATAAAACAATTAGCTTTGTCATTAAAGTATTTGGAGATTATCCGGGTAGCGGTGTAACGCCTTTAAAATTATATTTTAGCGGTTTCAAATGCGAATTAGACAATAGGAACCTAAACATTCCAACACCTTACTCATATCCTTTAGTAATTTCACAAGAGGACGTTGTAGGTTGGGCGTATTACGCTGATAGTTTAGCAACACCAACAATTTCAATAGGCACAAGTTACACACAAATAACTATTGATAAATTAGGAGCTTCAACGACAGAATTATATTTACCTAAAGAAATTCGTGGAGTTGGCACATTATTCGATGCAAACAAAATAACACCTATTAGCGTTGGTGATGACTTTGATGGTCGTTTTGATTGTACGGTAACGGCTAAAACTGGGTCACCTACTGCAATTGAATTTATAATTGACATTAGCGGTGCAACTGCTGGAACTAATAAAGCATTTACTGGATGGATTCAAGCGATTGGAACAGCACCTTATGACCAAAGTATGCCATTAGATTATTTCGCTTTAGCTACGTTTTTAGCTAATGGAGGGCGTTTATATGCAAGAGTAGATACTGGAACGGTTACAATAGGTCGTAGAAATATAAAAATAAGCAGAAAATCAAAAGCGCAATAAAATGAGTTTCACAATAACTAAAATATCCGCTAATAATTTCAGTCATTTTGATGGGTTTAAAGAAATGAATTTCTCTAATTGGGAAATAGTTTTTAATTACACATCAAACACTTTAATATTACAAATGTTAAATGGTGCGCCTTTTCCTAAAATAGAAGTTAGCGCAAGTGGTGTAATTATTAAAAATGGTACTGCTGGAACACCCGAAACCTTTTCAACGGTTGCAGAAATTAGAGCGAGATTGTTGGAATTAAATTACAACCCTTTGCAGAGTAGTTCAACTACTGGAGCAGTAGATTCGGTAAATGGACAAACTGGAGAGGTTATTTTGGATGCTAACGATGTTGGAGCAATCCCACTATCAGGAACAGAAGTTGGTTCGCCTATTACTGGGGATTTAGAAATGCCTTTTGATGAAAGTTTCGGTTTAGTTTATAAAGATAGTTCTAAAAGATTTGGTTTTGAGATTGCAGACGTACCAAAAATAGCCTATCAAGATACTGACAACGATATAGATAATAAAGCATTGCTTCAAGTTTTTGCACTTGAAATATCAAGTAATAAGACAGATTTTAGAGGTTTTGGTGGATTACAAGATTACACCCCAAACATCGGAGATTTAGATTACCCTCAAAAGATTTATGTTGATACACCTAAATTGCAAAATGTAACAAGTAGCGCAACGGTAACACCAGTATCAACAAACGATATCGTTACGATAACTGCACAAGCAACCGGTTTAACATTAGCCAACCCAACTGGAACATTTAAAGAGGGGAAAGCGTTAATGATTCGAATAAAAGATGATGGAACTGCACGAAGCATAACTTTTGGAAGTAATTACAGAGCGATAGGCGTAACTTTACCAACAACAACCGTAATAAATAAGACTTTATATTTAGGTATTATTTATAACGATGTTGACGACAAGTGGGATGTATTAGGAATTAATCAAGAGGCGTAATGAGATATTATAGTTTAATAAATTCGATGAGTAGAGGCGGTTCGAGTTACGATGCAGACGCACAAGCGTTTTTAACGGCTACTGCAACACCAAATGACGGTACGGTATTTTTTACTGGAACGGCACAAGAAATTACAGGATTACAAATTTCAGAAGCTGTTAACAATCTTGTGCTAGATATTAAAGGTTACGGAATTTGGAGTAAAATATTAATGTTAAATCCTAAAATTTTAGGAACTGCAACAGCACATAAATTCAATGCAAAAGACCCTAGAGATTTAGATGTGGCATACAGACAGACTTATGGTGTGAATTGGGTTAGAAATGGATTAGGCGCAAAAGCTGACGGCAATAATACTTATGGAAATACTTATATTAATTTAACTACTTTAGGATTAAATGCTAATTTTTCGTTTGGTTATTATTTAACTGAGGCTAATTCATTATTTGGGGATAGACACGGATTTGGGGGGTACTCTTCTGGTAGTAATTGGGACGGTATCCAGCATCAATCATCAACTGAAATATTAGGTATGTCTTATGGTGGCGGTGGAACTTCTTTGACTATTTCTGGCGCAAATAATGGTTTCTTCGCTTTAAGTGTTATAGGCACTCAAAAAAAAGTATATCATAAATCATTGGTAGCTAATGGCACAACTAACGGAACAAGCGTTGCAAATGTAAATTTATGGGAAGGGTGCTTAAATGTTTCTAATAGTTTTTACAGGGGATTAAATGGAACATACGGAACTACATTTATAGCTGAGGGATTAACAGAAACTGAAATGGGTAATTTACAAACAGCGATAATAACATTCGAAACTGCATTATTTAGAAACGTTTAAAACAAATATATTATGACGGAAGAACAACAAAGAGTAATTGATGAGTGCAATGTGGCGCTTGCAAGTGTACAAGTAGAATCAATTGGTTATCGCTCAACTATTGACGATGCAAAAATCGGAGGTGGAACTAAAAATCCAAAATAATGAAAAACGTAATAGGTTTTATTCCGCATTTACATTTGATACTTACATTTTTTGTTTACTCAATTGATGTAGATAATCATTTGTGGATAACGATAGGAAACCTATTTGGACATTCATTATTAACGTGTTCAGTTTATGTTTACTTTTATTTTTTTAATGGGAAATTTAGCGATTACACAAAAATTTCCGTAATAGGACTTTGTGTAATTGCTTTTTTTAATACCTTTACAAGTATAATTTTAAAAAACGAGTTGTATTCTTATTACGAAAGGATGTTGGCTCAATTAGTTTGTTCAATAGTGTTTATAATGATAGCACACTTTTATATAAATAGAAAATGAAAATAATTAGAGATACAGTACAAGTAAATGGAAAATGGTCACAAAAAAGATTGCTTACTTTTTGTAGTTTCTTTAGTGCTTTTTTCTATGCTTTCACGCCTTTATACGCTCCAACATTCGATGTTAAAGAGTTTGTATTCTTAGGTTTTTTAGCGGTTGGTGGCTTCTCTATTTACAGACAACAAAAAAGAAACGAGAATAACATACAAGCAACGGAATAATATGTCAGCAGAAAGACCTAAAACAATGGAAGCAAGAATGACAACAATGGAGGCGAAAGATGAAAGAAGGGAAGAGCATTACCAACAATTAAAAAAAGATTTAATTAGTTTGCGTGACGGACAACGAGAGATTATTCAATTACTCGGTGGTTCGGCTTTGAACGGAAACAAGGGCTTTGTTAGACTAATGGAAATTGTAGAAAGTAAGGTTGACGAAATGCAAGACAAAATAAACATTCACGAAAGAGATATAAGTCAAGCGGTTTGGTGGGGGCGTTTAATTGCCTTACCTATAATCGGATTATTAATTAAAGAATTATTTGGGAAATGAAACTAAACGAAAACGGTTATAAATCACTTCACTTAAGAGAGGGATTGCGTTTAAAACCTTATTTAGACACTAAAGGAATACCTACTATAGCAATGGGGAATACTTTTTATTTAGATGGTAAAAAAGTAACAATGAATGACCGAAAACTTACTTTATCAGAAGCGAGTGAATTAGGTAAAATAACTGCATATAATTTCGCAAAAGTAGTTGATAAATTAGTGACTTCAGAAGTAAATCAAAATCAATTTAATGCGCTTGTATCACTTGCATATAATATTGGTTTAAATGGCTTTAAAAATAGCACTGTTCTACGTAAGGTTAATGTAAATCCTAACGATGAAACAATAGGTAAAGCATTTATGATGTGGACTAAAGATAAAGAGTTGATAGGGCGTAGAGAATCAGAGGTTAAGCAATATTATTCTTAATTTATTTTGTTTCTAAATAAAAATTGTTGTAGTATTGCAAAAGACAAGGAACGAATCTGTGTAGCTTAATGGTTATCTTTTTAAATAAAGCCGAGTCAAATGATCTATAACCACTTCTAACGAGGTGGTTTTTTTGTCCCAAATTTATACTATAATTGCGACAAACATTATTTAAAACCATTATAAATTACTTACAAAATTGCGATTTATAATTTATAATTTATTAGTTTTGATGAACTTAAACAAATAAATTATGTCAAAACGTACATTTAGATTAACTTATCTTGAAGCGGTCGCATTAGGTTTCGAAGCAAAAGATAAAAGAGAAAAAGGAAATCCTAAATATAATTTGTCAGATGAGCAAATTATTCAACTTGAAAAAATAAGGGAACTACACAAAACACAATTTAAAGAAGTAAGACGAACTTTAAACGGAAAAGGGAAAGTAGTATCTACAATCGAAAAACTAAGCCCTAAAGAGTTAATTGATATTCCTTTAAATCACGAAATCAAAAGAGTTTCTACAAATGTTTCTACTCAACAACAATGGGTAATTACAGAGCCGATAAAAGAAACGAAAGTAGATTTAGAACAAATTGACTTTTCAAAATATTTCGATGGTAAAATAAAACCTATTGAAATCAAATCTAAAGAAGTAAAAGAAAATGCGTTATTTGATAGAGCTATTTTAACCGATGTACACGTAGGAATGAAAGTTAGCGATGGATATTCCTTATATGATGGGATTTGGAATGAACAAGAATTATTCAAAAGGCGAGATATATTTGTAAATGAAATTATAAAAAATCAAAAATCAAATACTCTTTTATTACACGAATTAGGGGATTTTATGGATGGGTATAACGGTATGACTACGAGAGGTGGTCACGAATTACCACAAAATATGGATAACCAAAAAGCATTTGATGTTGGTTTAGAATTTAAAATTAGTTTAATTGATGCTTTAGTAAATCATTATAAAATAATACACATTGTAAATATTTGTAACGACAACCACGCTGGAAGTTTTGGGTATATTGTTAATTCCGCTTTTAAAACTTATATTGAGTTAAAATATAAGAATGTAGAAGTAGTTAATCAAAGGAAATTTATAGACCATTACTTGTTTAAAAATCGTTGCTTTATACTTACACACGGAAAAGATGATAAAAGTCTTAAATTCGGATTTAAACCACAATTAGACGCAGTGCAAATTGAAAAGATAAAAAACTACATTGATGAATATAAATTACACGGATATCAAATTGAATTTGGCAAAGGGGATAGTCATCAATTAATGTTTGATTTTACAAGCTCAACGGCTTTTGAATATCAAAATTTTGGTGCGTTTAGTCCTCCAAGTGATTGGGTAAAAGTTAACTTCAAAAACACAAAGAGTAGCTTTACAACGATGAACTATTACGAAAAGCAAAAGACTATTAACAATTATATTTTTTAGCCTAAAAACGCTATAAACTACATTTATACACTAAAAACGCTATATTATGCAAACACCCTACCAACGAATAAAAAAAGTTATGAACTGGAATTACAACAGAGGTATAAATTCGGAACGGTGCAACGAATTATACAGAAAAATAATAGCACCGAAATTTAAAAATAATACTTATTACGAAAATCAATTTAAACCAAAAAGTTATGAATTGTAAAAATAATTCGCTACATTTGTATTTCGCTACACTAACAATATTAAAAGTCAATCTTTGTAGCGAGGGTTGGCTTTAATTTTTAAAACAATATATTATGAAATTAAATGAAACACAATTAGAACAATTAAAATTAAACATTGAAC